AGCAGCAAGTTTTTTTTGTTTTTTACTGTATTTTTTATAAGGCATTATACTCTCTCCATAAACATTAAGTCAATGTCTGCTTCAGTCATATTGTTTTCTTCTTGCTGTGCAAGTTCTTCTTCCTCTTCTTCCATTTCCTCAAGGGGAGGATTCTTTAAAAAGTTCTTAAAGTCTTTTGCTTGGGCAAGAGAGTTAAGACGAGAAGCAACCATTGTTATATCTCTATCATCTCTAATTTCTTCCATAAGGAAGTCCATATCTTCCGCAATCATTTCAGCATCTACAGCAGTGTTGATAGCACCCTGAAACATAGCTAAAACTCTTACAAAATCGGTAGGAAATACCTCTACATCCTCTCCAAACTCTGGGTAGGTAGGTTCCTGTCCAAAGAGAGGTAGAAGACGATTAGTAGCCTTTACGAGGTTATTTAGGGCTTTAACAGAGAAGTCTCCTTGAGGCGCAATCGAAGCAAATATATCTTCATCAGATTGTTCAGCATCGGCCACCATCATTTCCATTTCTTGAGGTTGTCCTGACATCATCATTTCATCAGACATCCTAGGATTTAAACCACCAAATCTTTTTCTTTCCATATCACTTGCTTTCATAATTATCTCTCAATTTTTGTATCGTATATTTTATCAAGGTCACCAGATATTGCTTCCTTTGCTGTGAAAGTTTCTGACACTGCTTCTTCCTTACTCTTACCAGATTGTAAAGCCGCTTGATATTGGTCAGTCTTCTTTTGTTGTGCTTCTAATTTAACACGTTGTTTATATGATTGTTCTTCGAACCATTGGTCACCACCTAAATCAGACATAGGAATAAAGCCGGCTTTTTCCATAATTTTTCCTTCTTCTTTACGTGAGGATACGTATCTTCCTAATGAGGCACTAAAGTAGCCTCTTGCATCACAACCTGAACCAGTGGACTCTCCTGATATACCAAAGTTCCTTGGTAAGCACTTATGTACGTTTGTACTACCACAGCCCCTCTTATGGTTCCAATCATCGTCAAGCCACTCTTCACAACCGCAATGGGTTACTTCTGGTAGGTAAGATTCTTTTGTTTCTTTATTATGTTTGTATTGCAAGAATGCTTCGGCTTCCATTCCACAATCGTTACAGGCATATCTAAATACTGGCATTAAGCTAATCCTCTATTTTTATTTAATTGTTGTGCTAACTGTTCCGCAGGCAATTCTCCAGATGGACCTATATCGCCTTCAGGAGGCATTTGAGGTGGTTGCCCTTGTGGTAACCCTCCCATTTCATTAGGAGGCTGCATAGGCTGTTCTACGGCCTCTAAAAAGCCTCTTGGGAAGTCATACAGTCTTACTATCTCTTCTTTTAATTTTTCTTGTGGAACACCCATCTGAACAAGGACAGGAAACAAGGTCATTAAATTATTTTTCTTTATCGCTTCTGATAAAGGTGTTGAGGACTGGTCAAGTGCTGTAATCTTAAACTTTGCGTCAAGGTCTTTGATTTGTATAACTTGAGGTAATCCTTCGATGTCTATAACTGCTTTCTCTCCATCTTCTGTCAGTAATGATATTACACGTAGGTAGGAGTGTGCAAGCATTTCTATAGCATTGTCTCTTTCTCTCGCCATCTTTCCAATCTCTGAAGCAGAGTATTGTGCAAGGGCTGTAATTTCTGTTGCTGTGGCTTTGGTTGCTTCTCCTCTTGAGAAAGGTGCAAGGATAGAACCACGGTTTATATCTTCATCAATAGCAGCAGAGTATCTATCAAAGTTAGTTGATATGGGTTCTACTCCTACAGATTGTATAACACCTGCAAGGTTAGGTTCATCACAAGCAATCATAGCACCATCAACTCCTGATGTAATTTGTGCTAATGCTTCTTCGTCTAAAGCGCCTTCTTTATAAATGTATTGACGTGAATCTCTTCGAACAGCATTTGCCCAGTATGTTCTTAAAATATTTTTTTCATAGAACTGGTCATATACTCTTGCCACAGCAGATAAACCCATCATAGGCTTTTCTGGTTTTCTTGCATAATATAAGGGACAAATCGGAGACAGAGGTTTATCATCATATGTTCTTAAGGGTATTTCTGATTTTTGTAATAGTTTCTCTCCGTTGCCCCAGTTGGGTGACCAAAAGACTAACTGGTCATAAACCATATCGTATAATTCTACACACTGGATATACAGATAGTCGTCAGGTAAATCGTTAAGGTTTCCGCTTCTTGCTTCATAACCATCAGGATTAAAATAATCTTTCTTTGGTATAACTTTAAAATCTTTATTACCAAACTTCTCTTTTGCTTCTGGTAGTGTAAGATAGTATATATGGCCTATAAAGCGCTGTGTTTCATATCCAGAGGCATCAGCATCCACCATAACCTCCCAAGGAGGCATAGCACGAACCTGGACCTTCTCAAGCATATCTGTGGATTCTCTTGGAGATAATTTTAAAAAGGAATTAGGATAGATAAGGGCTAATCTACTTGCCAATTCTATCTGTTCTCTTTGGTCAAATAAAAATCTATTTACAACCTCTTGTGCAAGTTCTGGATTACCACCTGTATATGATGGGTCTTTACCTACTGCTACTGCTGGTTGTCTAGAAAATAAACTTGCAATAAATCCTTCTACATAAGAAAAGCAATCTGCTGTCTCTACACGTATCATTGCATCATCGTAATGGTTATCATACCAGAATTTGTTCTCATATACATTTCTGTATTTCTTCATTTCAGGTCTGCACTCATCCCAATAATCTTCGTGTTCTGTCAGGAGAGTTCTAATTAAATTAATTGTCTGTTTGTCGCTTCTCATAATGTTCCTCTATAGTATTCTTTTGTAAAAATAAAAAGCAGTAACTATGGTATACATATATCTTATACTCTATTAAGTATATTAGTATCTTCTATAGTCGCTAATCCTAGCACCTGCTGTATCCTTTATTCTTTGTGTCTTTTTATCTTTTATCCATTGAGGTAGATATCCCTCTGATTTTAGCCTTACATAGTTAAGACACCAATTAGCCAATGCTAACGCCATAGCACTATCACTATGTCCAGCTTTATCTGCTTCTGCAAACTTTATTCTTCCTTTATTATCTACAAGTATAGTTCGTAGTTCTGTTACTGTTTTATCATCAATCATCTTGATGTATCCGTTCTGTATTTTATTTTTTAAATCTTCGAATACCAATGGCTTTGTTCTACTTGTTGTTAAGAAATCTTTATTGTTTTCATCTTTAAATAATCTACCTACTCCAATATGAGATAGTTCGTTTAATACAGCCCATCCGTAATTGTTGGCTTCTACTAATACTAAAGCATTATTATATTTTTCTGATAGTTCTTGTATAATGTGTGCTAAATCTACAGGACTTGTTGTATTGTCACGCCATAATGCTACAGGACTATTTAATTTTTTACTCATAACAAAGATAGCACTATAATCCTTTCCTACTCCTCCACCTACATCCACACCAATAGCATATGAGTCATACTTGTCAGGATTAAAGAATACTTCATATCCTTCCTTACTTGCTGGTAGTATATCGACATACTCAAAGTCAGACTTCTTAAAGTAAGTGTCACCCATAACAGCATATGCTTCATCGAGAGTCAAAGGATACTCTCTTAAGAACTTATCATATCCTAATAAAGAAATCTTTTTTCTTCTCCATAGTATCTGTTCTACTGTTACTCCTTTCTCTATCATCTCCTTCTCTATCTCTGTAGGAGTAAATGTCTTACCCTTACGTAGTTTTTGTCGATACTCATCGTGTGATGTCCAAGGAAAGAATAAATAATTCCAACTTGTTGTTCCTGTCTCCCACTTTTGTATCTCTTGATGTAAGCAATCTCCAAAGAAATTAGCAGTTGATTCGACAATAAGCTGGCCATCATTAAGCGCACCAAGCGCTGTAGCCTTTAGTTCTTCTGGATTATCAGCAAACGCATATTCAGATAATTGTATTTTTGTTGCTGTAAATGAACGTAATCCACCTTGTTGTGTAGCTGCTACTGCAATTATCCTACCACCATCTTTAAAAGATATTTCTGTAGTGTTATCGACATCCACAGGTCTTTGTAATGCTTTGGGTAGAGAGTAATAAAAGTTTTTTATTATCTTTAGTATTTGTTTAGCAGACTCTAGCTTGTATGATAGAACAGCGAACGTAATAGGCGCAGTAGAATAATATAATTCAGCAAAGAGAAAAGCAGCACATATAGTAGTAGAACCAATCTGTCTAGGCTTAAGGATAAGTGTATCCTCTCCTGATAGTAGAGACTTTAATATTTCTTCTTGTTCTCCGTTGAGATGTAGCTGTTGCTTCTTGCCTTTCTTATTGACAATAGTTAATTTTCTTATAAAGTCTTCGATAGACAGTGAGGCCAAGAGTTCTGCTATATTCATAATAAATTCTCCGATAATAACCACATAGTTATGTAAACTAAATGCACCAACAACACTCTTTTAAAAAAGCAGTAACTATGGTATAGTATATTATTTATATTCATATTGCTTTCTTTTTATTATTCTTAAAGAATGTCTCAATCTCTGTCATATTGCCGTTGCCTCCATCGCTTAACTCTTTTGTATGTTTTATTAATTCTGATAGTATTGCAGTCATTTGATTACCAGAGAAAGTTATTTCATCTCCCTTACGCAATTCATAAGCGTGTAAGTCGATATACGCCCATAATAATTCTTCTATATTTTTATCATTAACTGCTTTAGCGATACGCTTGTGTGGTGACTTGGGCCTACCATTTGGCATACCGGTTTTCTTATATCCCATTGTAGTCTCCCTGATATTTTTCTTTTAATTGTTTTAATATCCTGTGGTAGTGATACTTGACGTTTTGCCTTGTGCAACCCCACTTTCGCCCTATTTTAGCGAAACTCCAGCCATCCTCGAAATAAAGTTTAATAAGTTCTGCATCTTTTTCACAAAGATTTTTCATCATCAACTCACCCAACTCAATCTTACTTTCCCGTTCAGTATCATCCTCGAAAACCTCGGTGTCACCGTCTATATCGTCGATTAAGTCATCAGTAGGGTCATAGGAAAAGTTATAATCTAAAATAAAATCTCTATCGCCACAATAGACAAATCGGTAGGGGTTTAATTTAATTTCTTTATGTTCTTCGTATATCTTGTTAATTTGTTCTTGTTGTTCTTTTGTTATGCCTTTCATTACGTTATTCCTCGTTTGTAACTTGTATATAATAAATAGTATGTAAAAAACTATTTCACCTTACAATACGGATAAAGTAAAAAAAAGAGGGTTTTTAAGGATAACCCCCGAAACCTGTACATAACAATTAAGGAGGCTGTTATGCTGATTGTTTCCGAACAGTGTTCTGCATACTGAAAGCATTGTAATCACCCTTTGTAATATCCACTTGGTCTGTGCAACCAATGATAGAATATAATCCTTCGGGTGCTGTAAGACGCTGTAAGGTCTCTCTACCGTATTCTGACATACGCTTGGGGTGTTTGTGCCACTGAATGAAACCAGTAGGCTTGTGGCTGATTGCAGCGGCTTTAATAGCATAGCGGAACTCTTCTTTGGTTTCACAGTCTTTGCCTATGTTCTGTATCTG